CCATAGCAACGCCAACATTCGCATTGAAAGATCCAACAGGAATCTTGGTGGTTACACCATTGACAACAACATCTGCGGTCTGATTTCGCTTGTTGTAATCGTTTACCGCAAGTCCAACATATTCATTGGTTCGCGCCTCGGCTGCTGTGACTGCAAGAACTTGTACTTGCTTGTTTCTGTGGTTCAGTATCTGACCTTGAAACGCCAACAGGTTTCTAGATGCAGCCTGTTTGAACATCTGCTTCTGCGTGTCGTTCTTTAGTCCATCCGCAATCCCACTTGCAGACTGAATCATTGCATCGTTGACTGCCTGAAAGTTTGATTCAGCGTCAACGCCCTGCATGTTCATGTACCCATTTTGTCCGTTCAACAGTTGCTGTGTCGATTGCAGGAACTGGACATCGGCAGCCTTGGCGCCAGCCTCGTCAATTGCGTCTTGAATGTTGCTACCTACATTCCAAGCAACATTGCCAGCGCGGGTCATTGCTTCACCCAACTGGACTTCTTGATCCGCCGCTAGATTGCGGACTGGCTCAACGCCTGGCGCTTGTAGCGGAACATCGCCTCCGTCTTGCAAATTAGCCTGTGGAACAAACGATGAAGGTACTGTTGGCATTTTAAGATCTCACGCTTGAGTTGGCTGCGATCAGTTGATCGATTCGATTGTTGCGCGCCCAGTTCTGTCCAATGGATGCGGCGCTGGTCAACAGGCTAGTTCCTAATCCCATGCCAGGACTGATCGTTCCAGCCGTGGTGTTTAAGTTGTCGGCGCTTAGACCAGACATTACGGACTGGTTGCGGTAGTTCATGGCTTGGTTCCTAATGGATTCAGCCTGTCGTATGCTGTTCGCAGACATAGTCATCCTGTCGATCTCTTTGATCAGATCCATGCTTCCAATGACCTCTGCGGCGCTTCCTACGCCACCCTGAATGCCACGCGCCGCCATTGACGCCTTGGCTGAAGATTTAGCCTGACCAGCGCCCATTGTGTAGCGACCGATCTGCTTGGCGCTTGACAGCATTGACTGTTGCGCGCTGAACTCTGCGCTCTTGGCGTTGATCGCAGACATTTCAGACTGGAACTGTTGGTTTAGTGCTTGGCTCTTGAGTTGGTTCTGTGCGCTCTTGGCTTGGTAGAAAGTTCCAATTGCGCTGTTGGCGGCGCCAAAGATCGCCATGATCGGGCCAAGTGTTTGCAATCCTTCGGCAAGACCTTCGGCAAACGATGGTTGCATAGGGCCAACAAACCCAGCACTGCCTGGCGATGATGGGTCGTATGTTGTGTTAAACGCTGACATATTTATGCTCCTATGACCGCTTCAATTGTGATGCCAACAATCGTCAATGGCAGTGGATCAGCCTGACGAATGTAGATTTGACCGCCTTGCGCCCATGCTGGTGTGATGTTGACATTGATCTCGTCGCTACGCAATGCTGGCGGTGATCCGTATGGCTCGTTGGTTCGCATCTTGGCTTCAGTCAACTTGTCAGCGGTAGGGCCGACAAACAAACCGCTTGACTGGAATACGCGCACCCAAGCCTGATTGATGTTCTTGACTCTACCCTGACCAAACGCCTCGATGTTGAGTGTTAGCGGAAGAGTTTGCAAGTCGCTGAAGTATTGCAAGCCAACATGTATCTTGACTGCCGCTCGCTCAATCGAGATTGAGCCGCCAACAACAACTTCGCTTGGCAACACGGCGCCGTCCGCCAATATAGAAACGGTCTTGCCTTCCAAGTGTGACAGACCTCCAACAGAATTCCGTGCAAACGCGCCGTTTGATATTGGCACATTGCGAAACGCCACCGCTAAAACCTTGTCAGGTCGAGCCTGAACTACGGTGGTCGATGAGCATCCTTCGATTGTCAGCCTGTACTGTGTTCCGTCAGTTGCCGTGAATACGAACGCATCCCCAATATCCGTCAGCGCGGGGAACGCAAAGATTGGAGTTGACGCTGTAATTGTCAGCACTTCGGTTGGCCCCCAAAGGGTTCCACCAGACACGGTCACGGTTGTTGCTGTTGTGTTGTTGCCGTCATAAGTCAACCCTGAGTCAACAAAGAAACAATCCTCAAGTGAGTCAAACGCATTGGACGACATGCGCTCTACATAACGAACTGAGTTGCCGTTGACCGTTCGTTTTACGACAACATACAAATGGTCTTCGTTACCTTCGGCGACACAGGCGCAACTTTCAAACACGCCGTCAGTGTCGTGCTGGTGCCAAGCACCAACCTGTTGCTCAGGCACATAAGTCAAACCCAACAACAAACCAGTCGATGAAATAAACCAAAGCAACGGATGAGGCGACTTGCCATAGCACATGTCCACAATGTCATAGTTGTCAAACAGGTGGGCGGCGCGCAGCGACAGATCGCCTGTGATGTATCCGTTGGATTGCCATGAATATCCCAACTCGCGGATGTGTCCGCCACGCGCCGCGCAATAGACCATGCTGTTGTTGACAATCGACGGCTGCACATTGTTAGCGCCAATGTAAGACTGTGGGCGTACTGAGATCGTGGTTGGTGTAATTGCATCGCTGTTGACTGGGGACACACGCCACTCAGCAGCGCTGGTCAGCAGCATTAATTGTTGCAACGGAACAATGTGTCGAATGGTGTTGGCTTCTCGCGCCGCAACCTTGAATGAGATGCGGTCGTCGTCATTGACAGGAAGTCGATACGACATGTCGCTCTCTGTGCCTGACCGTGTCATCCACAATTGCTGTGGCGAGTTTGTTGTTCCTGCAAATACTCGCCGTTGCTCAAAGTAAGAGACAGCGCCAGGGTAGTTGTATCCACTCAGGACAGGCGTACCAAATGTGGCTGACGATCCACCAGACGCAGTGGTTACTGTGACAACTGGAGCGGTGTAGTTTGAGCCTGGACTTGTGACATTCACCTTTGTGATGACGCCGCCAGTGACTTCTGCGCTGACAGCGGCACCAGTACCAGTCGCATCTGTAACAGTAAGAACCACAGCGCCGCGCACAACTGGCGATAAAACAGGAGCAAGAACAGCGCCAGTACCGCCAAGATCTAGCGGATAAGCAGGGACTGCGCAAGCAAGTGTTCCATTGTCGGCTAATACGAATATTGGTGCCGTGTACCCGCTACCAGCGCTGGTAATTCCAATTGTAGTGATGACTCCACCAGTAAGACCAACCGTGAATACTGCACCAGTTCCTGTTGGGTCTGCCACCGTCAGCGTTGGAGAGTTGTATCCAGTTCCACCGTTGGCGATAGTTACAGCAGTAAACGATCCACCTGTGCTTGTTGTTCCGTATCCAGTACCGCCGTTGGTCACTGGGACACTGACAATTCCGTTCTCATAAAATGTCGTGTCGTAGATGGGAGTTGTGATTCCCATGTCAGGCGCAATGTTGTTGTCTGTAAATGACAAGGCAGCCGTCTGACCAATGTACCCATACAAGCCAGACTGAATCTTGTAGATGTTGTATCGGATGGCGCCAGACACAGACGACCATGTGATCGTGTTGTATGCGCCGTTGACATACAAGTTGTTGGTCGCGCTCACGCTCGTGGATGCAAGACTTTCGTCAACTCCGTTGGCGCCGATAGCAGTGACAACATATGAGTTTACTATGTCAAATATCTTTGATCCATATTCAACTGTGCCGCCACTTGTGTATGCGGTGAATGCGGTCGTATTCACAGGAACGCCAGTCGTGTAGTTCTTGACGCTTAACGCTGGTGTTGCCGATGTGTTGACAACATAGAAACCGTCAGCAAGTTGAGTCATTCCGCCAACGCCACTGATGTATATGGAATCACCAACTACAAATTGGTGCGCTGAAGAAAGCGTAATAGATCCTGGATTCGCTTGCGTGATCGCAGTGATATTGAACGCCTCGCCGCGAGACGCCGTGACTGCAACACCGCTTGGACTTGTCACGGATGGAACGAACGGAATCTTGACCAACGTCCACTTTGTTGCTCCAAGTCGTCGCAGTTCGCGTGGAGCGTAGTTCGGATGAACAAGTGTCAACACATCTGCGGACTGGACATGATGAATGTCGAACAAATCCGATGATGCGTATGGGCTTGGGATCTCGTATGCAGGACTTGAAATTAAGAACCAGTATGTCGTGTTGGTTGGCAAGTTGCCTGTTGATGCAAGAATGCAGTAATAGTTTGAACCACCGTAACTGACCATGTCGCCAACCACATACGAAGTTGCTCCGTTGTATGCGGCGCCTGTGCCAGCCAACAGTGTTGATCCTTGCGTGTGGAATCGGATGTAGCCATTGCCAAACTCAAGAACCATCGTTTGTGTGGTGCTGTATGTGAATGGAATCAGTCGAGTCTTGTTGGCGCTAGTCTTGACTTCGCGCACGAAGGATGTGCCAGGGCGATTCACGGCAGGGCCTTGCGGCAATGCAATAAAGTTACGCAACTTGGCGGCGCCAGATTGGAACTTCTGATCGTCGATTCGACCAAACATTTCTGGCGACAACTCGCCACCCGCAAATGATCGGTTAAATGTGCGGGTTGTTGGCATCGTTTAGCGCCCGCTCGTCCAAGGGACAACATGTTCTGGCTTGATGTTGCGCTGATTACTGTCAGATGCTTTCGCTGTTTGCAAGTATCCAGCCATCATTTGAATGCATCGCTTTGCTTCTGTAGATCCAGCATCTCCCTTAATTATTGGCCCTGCCAACATACTGGCAAGGTGCCAACTTAAAGTCAGAACAAACAAGGCATCAAACTTGGTTGAATCCGTGATCAACGCCTGGTATCGCAATACGGCGGCTTCTTGGTTGGTTCGGATTATCTTGTTGCCAAGAGTGTCTACTTCAACGCCGTACGGCTGCGGCGTGTACGAGCCAGCAACAACAACAGGCGGGAAGTAAGGCGTGTCAGTTGGAATCAATCGACCTGCGTAATCATCGTTGGCGTCACCAGCCAGCACGGACACGACCGTTTGACAATCGGATGGGACTGCGTACGAATAGTCCCAAGTGGTGACCGTGTTTGTTAATTCAGCCAACGCAATACGCTTGGATGCAAAGTTCCAAGGATGCAGTTGAAGCAGCGTGTCTCGCGCTATAGCGTAGAAACGCTTGCAGTGTTCGGCTTGTGCAGATCCTTCTGGCGGATCAATGCTGGAGATTGTTGCGTCATCGCCCAAGTGCGCGAGCGCGAGATTGCAGATGTCTACGACTGATGCCATGCGAGATCTCCTATTAAGAAACGAGGAGAGCAGGGGTCAACTGCTCCCCTCGCTTTGGGGCAACTTTGTAACTAGCGAGTCATTTCAACCCAAGTCTTCAGCATCGCGTTTCGCCTTTGGTGACCATTTCTGTTTCACCTTAGGTTCATCCGCCACCTCTGCTACAGCCGCTCCGACAAGAACGACATTCGTGTTTGGTTCGCCGTTGTATTCAAAGACATCGCCTTCTTCACGAATAGAGTTGTCGATGAAACACTTTGTAACTGCTTTGACTTGTGCC